TCAGTCAGACCTTAGTAATAATAAGTTCAGAGACTCGATGTTTAAACTATATAGTGAATCGGTATCAACCGAAGCATTATCGGATTACGAAAAAGATGATGTTGACTACGAAGAACTATACAAAGATTACCTCTACTCTAAGAAGAGAAGAAATGAAGGTGATGAGTCTGACTCAGATATGGCAGTAGACCAATTGGAAACTTCAGTAAGAAGAGCACAAGAACTAATTGCTAAACTTCGTGGTAAGGGTGATTTAGAACCTTGGGTTCAGTCTTTGATTACAAAAGCAGAAGATTACATTTCAACAGTATCAGATTATGGTGAGGTTGAAGAGTATGATGTTGAAACAATTGAAGAAACCAAAGACTTCATCAACTTTATGAAGGAATACTCTCAAATGTTAAATCTACATAAAGAGCAAAATAGTGACATCTACGCATTAAATCCGACTCTTAACGAAGCTGAGTATCAAGGTAGAACAGTTAAACTTGGTAAGATTATGCAAGGTGATGTTAAGAAGTTTAAAGTATATGTAAACAACGACAAAGGTAATGTTGTTAAAGTAAACTTTGGCCAAAAAGGTATGAACATTAAAAAAGACAATCCAGGTGCTCGTAAATCATTTAGAGCAAGAATGAATTGTGACTCTCCAGGTCCAAGATGGAAAGCAAGATATTGGTCGTGTCGTAAGTGGTAACTTAATTAACTCCGAGTTACATACTTATATAAACAAGTAAGTTTAACAAAAGAGAAAATTATGACAAGACTTAAAATTTGGTTCATCAATCTATGGAATAGATTATTGAACAAGACAACCATCGATGAACAAATCATGGAAACAGTAGCAGATGCAAAGGAAAAGCTACAATCAGTTAAAGAAGAGTTTGCAGACGTAGCAGAAGAACTTAAAGACGTAATGTCGGCTGTCAAAGGAAAAGTTACTAAAAGTAAACTCCGTTCTATGACAAAAGCACAATTATTTGAAGCTGCTGTAAAAGACCACGGCGTTCAATTAGATTCTACGCTTAACAAAACGAACCTTATTAACAAAGTTTACGAACTTTACAACAAGTAATTTGTGAGAAAGTATTTCGGAGATATCAAGACCCTTCTGATAGTAGTATTAGGAGTTATTATATTTTTGACACGGAGTTGTCAGAACGGGTCTGATATTACCGAACCTCAAGTAATTACTGAAGTAGTTACAAAGTGGGATACTGTAGAAGTTGAAAAAACTAAATACATTCCCAAGATTGTAGAAAAGGTAGTAATCAATATTGACACATTCTCAGTTCCAATTGACACGGTTTCAGTTTTAAAAGATTATTACGCAAAGTATTTCTATACAGACACAATCCTAATAGACACACTTGGTTCTATTGTAGTAAACGATACAATCACACGAAACTTAATTTCGTTTAGGGATGTTCAATCCAATATTCTAATTCCAACAACTACAATTACAAATACTGTTTACCTTAACAAAAGAGAATTCTTTGGGGGTATTTCGGTAGGTGGGACTCCATCTCAATTGGATTATATAAATGGTGAACTCCTATACAAAGGTAAGAAACGAAATGCATATGGTATTGGGGTTGGGGTTAATAACCAATTTGAACCCATCTATACATTTAAGATGTATTGGAAATTAAGTAAGTAATATGCCAGATATAAAAACACTTATCAGAGAAGAGTGGATAAAGTGCGCTAAAGACCCAGTTTACTTCTTTAAAAAATATTGTTATATCCAACATCCGCACCGAGGTAAGATTTTGTTTAATCTATACCCATTCCAAGAGGATTTGATGAGTAATGTGAACGATAATCGATTCAATGTTATTCTAAAGTCGAGGCAGTTGGGTATCTCAACCTTATCAGCAGGGTACTCACTTTGGTTGATGTTGTTTCACGAAGATAAGAATATTCTTGTAATCGCAACCAAACAAGAGGTCGCTAAGAACCTTGTAACAAAGGTTCGTTTTATGCACGATAACTTACCATCGTGGTTAAAAGGTCAAACGGAAGAAGATAACAAACTATCATTACGATTGAGAAATGGTTCTCAAATAAAAGCAACATCAGCAGCAGGTGACGCGGGTCGTTCTGAAGCATTATCGATGTTGATTATTGATGAGGCTGCATTTATTAACAATGTGGAAGAGATTTGGACTTCGGCACAATCTACACTTTCTACTGGTGGGGGTGCAATTGTATTATCTACTCCAAATGGTGTGGGTAATTGGTTTCACAAGATTTGGGTTCAAGGTCAACAAGGTGACCAATGGTTTCCAACAGAACTGCATTGGAGTGTACATCCTGAACGAGACCAATCTTGGAGAGATGAACAAGAAACACTATTAGGAGCCAAAGGTGCTGCTCAAGAGTGTGATTGTGACTTTATTTCATCTGGTCATACTGTTGTTGAGGGTGCTACATTACAATGGTATGAGGAAACATATGTCAAAGACCCGTTGGAAAAACGAGGTTTCGATGGTAACTACTGGTTATGGGATTATCCAAATTATTCTCGTGATTATGTTGTCGTAGCTGATGTCGCACGGGGTGACTCATCGGATTATTCAGCATTCCACGTTTTTGATGTAGAGACTGTTGAACAAGTCGCAGAATACAAAGGTAAGTTAGACACCAAACAATATGGTGCTATGTTAGCATCGGTGGCAACTGATTGGAACAATGCAATGTTGGTTATTGAAAACGCAAATATTGGATGGGCTGTAATTCAAGAAGTAATCGATAGAAGTTACAATAACCTATATTATTCGTATAGAGATTTAGGTTATGTTGATGATGACATACATCTAAGAAAAGGGTTTGACCTTAAACGAAAAGAGGATATGGTTCCTGGATTTACAATGTCATCAAGAACACGGCCTTTGGTAATATCTAAGTTAGATATGTATATGAGAGAAAGAACCCCTATAATCCATTCTAAGAGACTTATAGATGAATTGTTTGTATTCATATGGAATGGTAGTAGACCTGAAGCACAACGAGGTTATAATGATGACTTGGTAATGTCCTTCTCAACCGGATTGTGGGTTCGTGACACCGCATTAAAATTAAGACAACAGGGTATGGATTTGACCCGTACCACATTAAGTCATATGGGTAAATCGAGTACTGGTGTATACTCACAACGAAACCTTGGCCAAGACCCTTGGAAGCAAAAAGACCAACGTGGAAATGACAACGATTTAACTTGGTTACTATAAATTTGGTAGTTAAGTTTATTTTTTGTATATTTATAGTTTATAAGAGTATACACTTTTAGTTAGAGACAGTATTATGGCAAATAAATCGCTATTTAGTAGGTTAGGTAGATTGTTCAACACTCAAGTTGTTGTTCGTAGAATTGGTAAAGGTAAAACTCAAGCAATTGATACACAAAGATTACAATCTCAAGGTAACCTTCGTGGTTCATCATATTATGATAGGTTTGGTAGATTACATACCAGTCGTAGAAACTGGGAGACCTATAATAATCAATTCAACTATCATTCAAACAAGTTAGAATTGTATACTGATTACGAAGCGATGGATAAGGATTCTATCATCTCATCAGTTCTTGATATTTACGCAGATGAATGTACTCTAAAAAATGATGTAGGTGATGTTATCCGTATTAAGACCAATAACGAGGATGTGAAGAAAATTCTTCATAACTTATTTTACGATGTTTTAAATATCGAGTTTAATCTTTGGGCTTGGATTCGTGGTATGAGTAAGTATGGTGACTACTACTTACACTTGGATATTGAAGAAGGTGTTGGTGTCGTGAATGTATCACCAATGTCTGCATATGAAGTTGAAAGAGAAGAAGGATTTAATCCTGAGAATCCATATGAAGTAAGATTTAAGTTGGGTTCAATGGGTGCAGCTCACGGAGCAACTGTAAATAAGAATGCAGAATTCTTTGAGTTCTACCAAATTGCTCACTTTCGTTTAATGGCGGATACAAACTTCCTACCTTATGGTCGTTCACTATTAGAGGGGGCAAGAAAGACTTGGAAGCAATTAACTCTTATGGAAGATGCGATGATGATTCATAGAATTATGAGAGCACCTGAAAGAAGAATCTTTAAGATTGATGTAGGTAACATTCCACCAAGTGAGGTGGATAACCATATGAGAGGTATTATCGACCAAATGAAGAAGATTCCATATCTCGACCAAAACACTGGTGATTACAACCTCAAGTTTAACTTGATGAATATGTTGGATGACTATTACCTACCAGTTCGTGGTGGACAAAGTGGTACTGAGATTGATTCATTAAGCGGTATGGAGTTTGGTGGTATTGATGATATCGAATACCTAAGAAATAGAATGATGGCAGCACTTAAAGTGCCAAAAGCATTTATAGGATATGATGAGTCGGTAGAAGGTAAGGCTACATTAGCACAAGAAGATATTAGATTCGCTCGTTCAGTCGAACGTGTTCAGAAGATTGTTCTTTCAGAGTTAACTAAAATTGCAATCATTCACTTATACTCACAGGGTTACGAAAACGAAGACCTTGTAAACTTTGACTTGGAATTGACTACACCATCCATCATCTACGAACAAGAAAAAGCAAACTTGTGGTCTGAGAAGGTATCATTGGTTAGCGATATGAAAGACCTAAAGATGGTATCTCAAGAGTGGATGTACAAGAATGTATTTAATATGTCTGATGATGAGTGGAAAGTTGAACAAGCAAAGGTTATTAACGACCTTAAACTTGGATTTAGACACACACAAATCGAAGATGAGGGTAACGACCCAGTAAAAACCGGCCAATCATTTGGTACTGCGCATGATATCGCCGCTATGCAACAAGATGGTGGTCCAGAATCTAAATTAAGTGATGACGGTGGTTCACCTGAAGGTGGATTTGATGGGGCCGGCCGCCCACCTGAAGGTGGTGGAGATTACAAAACGGATGACAACCCATTTGGTAGAGACCCTCTTGGGCAAAAAACGGATATAAAACCAGCCGCAACATATCATAAATACAAAAACTCACCACTAGCATATGAACAATCAGAAGCTTTAAAGTTATCCTTAAAATCCGTAAAAACAAAATCACGAGAGATTTTAAAAGAGTCGCTATCAGAGGAAAAAAAAGAAGAATCAGGTCTATTAGATGAGAGAAATCTTATTGATGACACGATTTGATGAGTTTTTACATATTTATAAATTGGAATAGTAATAGATAAGGTTTACAATGGCTAAACTCAAACATAGCAAGTTTAAGAATACAGGAATTCTATTTGAATTACTCGTAAGACAAATCGCATCAGATACTCTTGCGGATAAAGATTCACTTGCGCTCGAAATTATTAAAAAACATTTTAAAAAAGGTACGGAGTTAACTAAAGAATTAAAACTCTATCAATCTTTGACAAAAGAAAACTTTGATAAACAATATCAAGCACAAGAGTTTATTGACATCGTACTAACTGAGCGTAATAAGTTAAACGAAGGAATTCTCCGTAGACAAAAGTATAATTTGATTAAGTCAGTCAAAGAATCTTTTGTAATGGAAGACTTCTTTAAGTATCGTGTAACTAACTACCGAGAAATGGCCTCAGTATATAAATTATTCGAACATACCCCATCATCATCTCCAAAAGAGTATGTAACTTGTAAAACTACTATTCTGGAAACAATTACAAGAGATGGTGTCGAAGTTGTAACTGAATCTACAAACACCGATTACAACAACCAACCAAAAGAGGTTCGTATGTTGGCTTACAAATTCTTGGTAGATTCATTTAATTCAAAATACACTAACCTCTCAGAAACTCAAAAGAAGATTCTTCGTACCTACATCAACAATGTTGATAATTCAGGCAAGTTAAGAACATTTGTGATGTCTGAGGTTAAGAAGTTAAAAACTGAATTTTCTAAAGTAAACGTGTCCGATAAAGTAGCAAAAATTAAATTGACTGAAACTGTAAATCTTATTGATAACATTACTACTTCCAAAGTAATCAACGAAAATCAAATTCTTTCAATTTTAAGATACCACGAATTATTACAAGAATTGCGGAGATTATCCAATGTCTAAATTTTTCTTAGAACAATTAGACCAACGATTTGAAGAGATGGAGTCGAAGGAAGCTCTTATTGAAGAGGAAGATATCGATGAAGCAAACGTAACTGGTAACATGGATGGTGGCGCGGGCCCACCTAAAACCCCTAATGCATTTGCTAAGAGTAAAGATGAGGGTGATTTGGATACTGACCACATCGAAGTTCTTGGTTACAAGAAAGCAAAGAAATCTAAAATAAATACGGAGTCCAAGACAATGAAGAAATTGGAAGACAAACTCGAAAGAATAATTGAAGCAACTTATAGAGACTACAAAAACGATGACTCTATGAAAGCACATCAAAAGGTTAATAAGTCTATTAAAGAGATTAACCGAATGATGTATGAAGTTGAAAAGATTGTAAATCAAAACACTAAGTTAAAAAGTGAAATGGGTGTATCTAACGAACAATATTGGAAGTCTACACAAAAAAGATTTACTAAGATTTCAGAAAGAATGTTGAAAGTTGCTCGTAATCTAAAAGAATTGAGTGCATAGTATGTCGTGTGGGTGTAACAATAATAAAATAAACGAAGAACTCGAAGTACAAGACCTCGAAGATATCAGATTGATGATACGTAGAGAGCTTGCTAGAGTTTTCTTTGACTTATACCGTAAGAAAAAAGTGTGGGAAAACTAATGAAACAACTTCTCGTAGATACAATGATTTTCAAAGTAACACCAGCAATGTTACAGGAAGCAAAGGAGCAAACTGGTCGGTTTCTGGTTAGTGGTGTGCTGCAAAGAGCAAATGCTAAAAACCAAAATGGTCGTGTATACCCAAAAGAAATATTAGAAAGAGAAGTTGAAAAATACAAAGGTCGTGAAATCAAAGAGAGCCGAGCATATGGTGAACTTGACCATCCAGAATCTTCAGTTGTTGAACTAAAGAATACATCACACATTGTAAGAGATGTGTCTTGGAAGGGTGATGATGTTGTGGGGAGTGTTGAAATACTTAATACGCCAGCTGGTAATATTCTTAAAGAACTTATCAAAGCCGGGTGTACAGTTGGTATTTCATCAAGAGGTATGGGTTCAGTAAAACAAATCGGTGAAGATACTGTTGCAGTAGAAAACGACTTTGATTTGATTTGTTGGGACTTTGTTTCTAACCCATCAACTCACGGAGCGTTCTTATCTCCAAAAAATGAGGGCACACTAAACGAATCGATTACTAATAAAAATAATACTTATAAATATACCAAAGCTAATAACCTTATGAGAGACATTATGTGTGAGGTTGGTGGTTATTGTGAATGTGATTTTGGAGTAGAATAATGAAGCTAAAAAATATACTAAATGAATCAACTACCCGTTACAAGAGTATGGGTGAGAGTGATGAAAAAGAAAAGGGAATGACCAATGAGGAAAAAAGAGAATTCCTCAAGGCAGTTTCTGAATACAAAAAATTTGGCGAGTCTATCTATCGCTCGGGCAACTTGGCTGAAGTATACGAGTCAGTTAAAGGTATCGTAGAGACTGCACACAAGGTAACTCTTGAAGAAACTGGTGATTGGTTTGACAAGGTAACTGTAAATAGACATATGAAGTCTATGAACGAATCATTCAAAGTATTCTCTAATACAATCAAAGAAGTAAATACCCTACAACAACGACTTGAATCAGCATATGATGAAATGGGTGAGGTTCTTGGTAAATACTACGAAATCAAAGAAGGTAACGAGTTTGGTGCTGCTAGAACAAAGGCAATTGCAAATGGTGATAGTGAATTTGAAGTAGATGGAAAAAAATATCCTGTTAAAGATGTTTCTAAAGATGATAAAGAAAACGCTAAAGAATTCGCTAAAGAATCGGTAGTAACTGAGGAAGCTAGTATGAAACTAAAAGATTTACTTAATGAAACGTTTTTAGGTGGTGGTGAATTACCATCTTCTAAGTTAATTAAAATGAAGCAAACATTGGCTGAGACTATGGCTGACGAAGGTGACATTGAAATCAACGAAAACAAATATTCAATCATAGACCCAAAGGGAAACCAAAAGGGTGTAGGTCCTAAAGACGCTGCAAATAAAATGCAAAAGAAATTGGGTGGTTCTAAAAAAGGATACTTTGTAGTTCCTGCTAAATCGGCATTGAAAGCAAGAAGAGCAATGGAAAAGTACAAGTTTGACTTTAAAAATCCTAAACTTCAAGATATGATGTCTGACCTTTACTTTGAAGGTGTTGAAGAATCAGTAAACGAAGGTGCATCATCTGAAGAAAAAAGAATTGTAATGTTGGCAGTTAGAAAGATTGCTAAGTATAGAGGTGTTCCAATCGACCAATCAGTAGTAGATGTTCAAAGAGCCGCGAACGAATTGGAAAGAGATATTCAAAAAGGTAAGGTTAAGAAGTAATGAATAATTTAGAAATCTTACAAAACTTTTCAGTTGATGTTTCTAAGGTAATCAAAAACCACATCAAAGACATCAAGAAACTTGACCCTAAGACTCAGAGAGCATTGGGAAATTTAATTGGTGATTTTAAAGAAGGTTTAGATAACTTATCTTAATTAAATTCCTACAAACTATTTATAAACACCTATCGTTAGTTCGGTAGGTGTTTTGTTTTATAAAAAAATACATATGGCAGAAAACAAGTTTAAGAAACCAAGAGAAGAACAATTCCTCTATGGTCACGCAAATGGTGTGAAAGTAATCAATGGTAATGTAGAAGCCGCACTCCGTAAATGGAAACGGCATATGAAAGATACTGGTATCATTGATTGGGTTAAGCAAAATAGGCAACATACCAAACCAACCACAGCTCGTAGAAAAAAAATGAATGACGCTAAACGTGCTGATTGGGTTAGAAGAAGGAGGGAAGAGGATTATTAGTAGACACTTTTAGTGTTTTTATCCTAACCCCACTATTTATTGTAAATCAATACTACCCCACATCTAATGGGTAGTCAATATTATTATATTATATTCTATTAAGATTACCAATAATCTTATTATCCAAAAGTTTAATTTAGGAGACAACAAATGAAATCAGATTTGTTAAAAGAAGCAATTGCTGACGCAAAAGCCGTAAAGGAAACTGCATTAGCAAACGCAAAAATGGCTCTCGAAGAGGCATTTACTCCAAAACTTCAATCAATGCTTTCTCATAAACTCGCTGAAGAGTTAGATGATGAAGAAATCGAAGAAGATGAAATGGAAGAAACTATGCATAACGAAGAAGATGATGCAGAAGTTTCTGAAATGGAAGATGAGATGTCTGAAGAAGAAGAAGCAGAGATGGAAGAAGAGTTAGAATCAGATGAAGAAGAAGAGGTAGCTGATATCGCTTCTGACGAAATCGATTCTCACGAAGAGGAAATGCACTCTGACGAAGAGGGTGAAGAAGATTCAGAAGAAGCTGAAGAAGAAGCTGAAGAGGAAATGGAAGAGATGATGGATGAAGAGGAAGAAGATGAACTCGACCTTGAATCAGTAATCGCTGAACTTGAAGCATCAATGTCTGAAGAAGAAGCTGACGAAGAAGAAGTTGAAGAAATGATGGAATCAGAAGAAGAGGTTGAAGAATCTGAAGAAGCTGAAGAACTCGATGAAGAACTTTCTTTGGAAGAAATCATTTCTACTTTGAAAGAAATGTCTGAAGAAGAAGAAGGTGAAGAAGTTAATGAAGAAGAAGTAGAAGACGAAGATAATTCTAAAGAAGAATTAGACGAAGCTTATGCTACTATCGAATCATTAAGAGGTACTATCAATGAGGTAAACTTGTTGAACGCTAAACTTCTTTACACTAACAAGTTGTTCAGAACATTCGACTTGAACGAAGGTCAGAAGATGAAAGTCATTGAAAACTTCGATAGAGCTGAATCTTTAAGAGAAGTAAAATTGGTATTCGCTACATTGGGTGAAAACTTAAATGTTGCAAGAAAACCTAAAAGAGTTGTTAAAGAATCGCTAGCGTCTAAACCTATGAAGTCATCTGCACCATCTAAAGAGATTATCTCTGAAGGTAATGTAGTTGCTGATAGATTTAAGAAACTAGCTGGCTTAATTAAATAATTAAAAAACTAAAAGAAAAGGATTAATAAGATGAATACAAATTCTCTATTAAACGAATCTGCTGGTTTCAACAAAAAAATGAGCGAAGAGGCTAAAGGCCTTGTAGCTAAGTGGGAAAAGACTGGTCTACTTGAAGGAATCGACGCTGATTTCGAAAGAGCATCTATCGCTACTTTGTTGGAAAACCAAGCAAAACAATTGGTATCTGAAGCATCAAGCACAGGTACTCAAGCAAACTCTGAAGAGTGGGCCGGTGTCGCTCTTCCATTAGTAAGACGTATCTTCAGCGAAATCGCTGCAAAAGAATTCGTCTCAGTACAACCAATGAACTTGCCATCTGGTCTTGTATTCTACTTGGACTTCAAGTATGGTACTGCTCAACCAGGTTTCGAAACTGGTGCTGGTAAAGATTCTCAAACTGACTCAGTATTCGGTATCACCGAAGTTGCTGGTGCTGCTTCTGAAGGTCTTTATGGTGCTGGTCGTTTCGGTTACACAATCAACGACGCATCATCTGCAACACTTGCTGCTCCAACATCTGCATCAGTAGACTTGGGTTCAGCTGCAGGTTTCGGTATCGTAAACTACGATTCAGCATTCTCTGCTTCAGCTGCAACTGCTGACACTAACCTTGCAACTGTAACAATTGCAACTTCATCTATCGCAGGCTTCGACTCAGAAGGTATTCGTGCATTTGAAGTATCTGGTTCAGGTATCTCTAACTACTACCCTGCTTACACAGTATTGAGTGGTACAAACATCCGTTTCGTTGTAGAAGTTCCTGGTTCAATTGGTGCTGATTTCACTATCGAGAACGCAGTAGTTAAGTACCAAAAACAACCAACTGACATCACTCGTGGTGACTTCGAACAATCTAAAGCTGGTTTCGGTGCGGAGCCTGAAACTGATTTGGGTATTCCAGAATTGAACGTAGAGCTACGCTCTGTGCCAATCGTTGCTAAGACTCGTAAGTTGAAAGCACAATGGACTCCTGAGTTCGCTCAAGATTTGAACGCTTACCACTCAATTGATGCTGAAGCAGAATTGACTTCAATGTTGTCTGAGTACGTATCTCAAGAAATCGACCTTGAAATCTTAGATATGTTGATGTCAAACGCATTGACTGAAGGTCGCTGGTCTGCTAAAGTAGGTGATGAGTGGAATGGTTCAGCATTTGTTGCTGGCGGTACTGCTGCACGTTACACTCAACAACAATGGTTCCAGACTCTTGGTACTGTTCTTCAGAGAGTGTCTAACCAAATTCACGCTAAGACTATGAGAGGTGGAGCTAACTTTATGGTTGTTTCTCCTGATGTAGCTACTATCCTTGAGTCTATTCCAGGATTTGCTGCTAATGGAACTGGTGATGCAATGCAATTCGCAATGGGTGTATCTCAAGTAGGTTCATTCGCTAATCGTTACCAAGTATACAAAAACCCATATATGACTGAAAATGTCATCCTAATGGGCTTCAAGGGTGGTCAATTCTTGGAAACTGGTGCTGTTTACGCTCCATACATTCCATTAATTATGACTCCTTTGGTATATGACCCGAAAAACTTCACGCCAAGAAAAGGTGTAATGACACGTTACGCTAAACAAATGGTACGTGGTGAATTCTACGGTAAAGTATACGTAAGTGCTTTGAATACAATTGGATAATTAATATCTCAATTTATATAATTAAGGGGAGCTTCGGCTCCCCTTTTTTATTGCCCAGATGATACTTATATAAAAGATTGTTACACAATACAAAGGACATCAAGTATGCCAGATAATGTAGAAAAACGAGTTCCAAAAGGAAACATTAAATTTTCAATATGTTTATCCGAAGAGCAAAAGGACGCCAAGTCAAATATTCTTAATCATCCGTTTAGTTTTATTTTAGGAAAAGCCGGTAGTGGTAAGACGTTAGTAGCAGTTCAGATTGCATTGGATTTATTTTTTAAACGAGAAGTAAATAAAATCGTTATAACAAGACCTACGGTTTCGAATGAAGATAATGGATTTCTACCGGGGTCATTAGAAGAAAAGATGGAGCCGTGGTTAGTTCCAATCCGTTCTAATATGAGAAAGGTTTACAACAAACCTATGATATTGGAAAAAATGGAAAAGGAAGAGTCAATTGAGTTAGTATCGTTATCTCACTTTAGAGGAAGAACATTTGATAATGCAGTTGTAATCGTTGATGAGTTTCAAAATTTAACTAAACAACAACTTGGAATGGTGCTGGGTAGATTGGGAAAAAACTCTCGAATGATACTATGTGGTGATGGTCAACAAATTGATTTAAAATTTAATAATGACTCCGCAATTCACGATGTTCCAAAATTAAGAGAGTCTGAGTATGTCTATACAATAACATTAAAAGACAACCACAGACACGAGTCTTTGGATGAAGTTTTAAGATTGTTATACTCAATTCAATAAGTTATGTAGAAATCTTAACTATTTATTACGAGAGAAAGTAAGATAATTATCGGAGATATATATGTCATTTGACTACACAGGTTCATTTAGTGGTTCATTTAGTGGTGAAATAGTTGCGTCTAATGGTGTAATTTCGGCATCGAATCAGGTAAATTTTAGAGAGGTTCAAAATAAGCCTACGACTATTTCTGCATTTCAAAAAAACTCGATAATAGCCAACACCAACTTTAGAGAAAACACATATCCAACAGATTCTGCATCATTCGATAGTAGAATTAACGGATTGGGTAGTAGAATAAGTACATTAGAAACTGTACCCGATGAAACTGGGTCTGACTCTCAAACGCTATCATTTAATCAGGTAAGCAATAATCTTACCATTTCCGATGGTAACACTGTTGACCTCTCATCACTCGCAGGTGGTGGGGGTGGTGGTTCATCTATATGGTCTACTGGGTCTGATTACTACTACGTAAGTTCAGACCTACAAGTAACTGGTTCATTTAAGGTAACACAAAACGTAACAGCAGACTCGTTTACGGGCTCATTACAAGGAACTGCTGATACTGCTTCATTTATATCTGACACATTCATATCAGCATCAGCTGTAAGAAGTGGATTTGGTACAGGTGGTGGGACAAGTGACTTCAATAGTCTAATCAATGTGCCAAGTGGTCTCGTATCAAGTTCAGACCAAATACTTCCAATCACAACTTCAAGTATTACTGACTTTGATACCGAGGTATCTCGTTCAGCAGCTGAAGCAGGATTTGGTGCTGGTGGTGGTACTGGTGATATCACATCGGTAATCGCAGGTCTTGGTATTGGTGGTGGTGCTAATAGTGGTGATGCTACTGTATTCTTAGACACATCATCCGCACACTTTAGAATCGCAGTATCTCAATCGGCTGCCTCTTATGGATTTGGCTCTGGTGGTGGTGGTGGTTCATTCGGTGACCCACCTGTAATTACATCCCACGGATTTACAATCCCTGAGTTTACTGGTAGTAGTGCACTTATTGGCCAACTCGTAGCAACTGATGTTACTCCCGGTGATACACAAACTTGGGCAATTCAAGATTCATATACTGATGGGTTCTTTGAGGTGTCTACTACTGGCGTGGTAAGGGCTTCAGTTTCTTCAAGTAGAGCTATGAATACTGATAGTACTCCTGGTTCGGGGTCACACCCATTCTTAATTAAGGTAACTGATGGTCAGAATAATGTAGTTGAAAAGACTATATACATTCGTGTAACTCCAAACTCAGCACCTGTTTTCAGAGTTGGTGGTGTTAGTGGAAACACAATCACATCATTCACTGCATCTTTAGATGAATCATCATCTGCTGAAACTAAAACTCAATATAGAGTATATGTTACTGATGCTGATAGTGATGCACTGACAATTAGAACTGGTAGTTTAGGAACTGACCACTTCTCATTCACAATTGGTACAACTGGGGCATCAAAATATGTAGACCTTGTTCAAGTAACAAGTTCTTTAGATTATGAAAGTTTAACATCATACTCATTTATAATAACTGCATCAGATGCAAATTATGAAGCAGGATATGATGTTCCAAATATAACACATTTACCATTTAGAGTAGAGGTAGTTGATAACTTAGGTCCAGGTATACAAGACCAATCACTATCGGGTGTAAATGAAAACTCATCAGATAGTACTTCTGCT